GCAGCGATAGCAAGTGAAATGGAACGTAAATTCCTTACTAAAACAGCTAGAACCAAAAAACATGCTATACGTTATTTCAATGAACCATTCAGACTAGTACCACTAGCTAATTTGGCTGATATAGCCGATAAGTTTACAAGAAACGAAGTACTTTCCTCAAACGAAGTTAGACAAATGATTGGATTCCCACCGGTTAACAAACCGGAAGCTGATGAGTTAAGAAATAAGAATCTTAATAAACCTGGCGATGGATCCACACCAGTCTCAACGGAACCAGGAGAAAGTGAACAAACTAATGAGAATCAGATGTTTGAATTTAGGGTTGTGTTTACACAAGATACTGGCGAAAAAGATGCAGTATTAAAAGCTAAAACTATAGAAGAGGTTTACGGACTTATAGAAGAGATAGGCTTTACTAGAGATCAAGTTACATCAGTTACTCAGGTTTAGAAGGAGGCAGATTTCAAAATGGAAACAAGTTATGATTTTGGCGGTTGGGCTACCAGAAATGATATTAAGTGTTCGGATGGTAGAACCATCAAAGAGAATGCTTTTAAACATCATGATGGTCAAAGTGTACCGCTAGTTTGGAGTCACAATCATAAGGATGCTAACAACGTTCTAGGCCATGCAGTGTTAGAAAATAGAGCAGAGGGAGTTTATGCTTTCGGTTTCTTTAATGATACCGAACAAGGACAAAATGCAAAAGAACTAGTAGTTCATAAAGAC